TTTAGACTAATGACACTACAAGAATTTGCTAAACATTCAGAAGCCAGGCTTTTTAGTTTAGAACTATTTGAACAATTACCAATTCATAAGCTATCTTCGCAGTATTATGTGGAGGCTTTAAGAGAGATTATTAATTTAATTAACCCAGTCCAAGACAAGAAATTTATTTTAAGTGATGAGAAAGTTACACGAGTTAAGTGAACCATTAAAAGCTATTTTACAGGATGAACTTGAAAAAAGGATTCCAAAGACTGATTTTCGACAAGCTACTTTGTTTAGGATAGCAGATTTACTTTTAGTGATGCAAATAAAGCTATTAGATGCAAACAAAACAAAATTAGATAGTAAGACCTACAAAGACAATCTTAATGCTTTAGAAACGCTTAATTTAGCTTTTGTGATGATGACTGATTTAGAAGGAGAAAATTCTTTATTAAGGAACGAATTACTAACTTTGAGGCACGAAGCGGAAATTATTATAGCAGAATTGACTGATAGAGTTAAAACGCTTGAGATGATAGATGATTTGTAACATTTAACAAGCACTAAAAAAACATTTAACACTTGTGGCTCACTTTTGATACGAATTGAGCCGTATTTATACGAATAATAAGCTTTAAATTTCCCAAAATGGGAACTAACATTTAACAATATGAGTTTAATCTTTATAATATTAGCAGCTATTTGTAATTCGGTAATGGATGTTCTATCTACCAGGTATTATGTTTCCATATTTGGAAACTTTAAGAATCGTCAGTTTTGGGATTGGAATATGTCTTGGCGCAACAAATGGCAGTGGGGTGAGAAAGAAAATGGCGAGAAGTTTTTTTTATCTTCTACTATGCTATCGTTTTTAACGGATGGTTGGCATTTATTTAAAGCCTTAATGTTACTCTTTATTTCTTTAGCAATAGTTTGTTATAAACCTATATTTGGGTATTTTGATATAATACTATTTTCTATTATTTGGGGAGTAGTTTTTGAGATGTTTTACACTAAAATTCTATTGAAATGAGTACAACAATCTTAAAAAAAAAAGCAGACGCTATATTTTCTATTTACATAAGACTAAAATACGCTGATGAGAATTTAGATGTTAAGTGCTTTACTTGTGATAAAGTTATCACTTACAAAAAGATTCAAAATGGACACTTCTATTCAAGAGGTATTTTAAGTCTTAGATACGATGAACAAAACTGCAGACCACAATGCTACGGTTGTAATATTGCAAGAAATGGTAATTACATTGAATACTATAAGAGACTTGAAAAAGAAATAGGCAAAGGTGGAATGGATTATCTTGAATATAAAAGACACCAGGTAAAGAAGATGGGCAAAGCTGACTATCAAGACTTAATTGACCTGTACACGCAAAAAGTAGCTGAATTATAAAAATATATTACCTTTGTAAAATGAAAACCGAATTAGTAAGTATCAAATTAGTAAAGTCAAACCCTAATAATCCGAGAATTATTAAGGATGATAAGTTTGCAAAATTAGTAGCATCAATTAAGGAGTTCCCAAAGATGCTTGAAATAAGACCTATTGTTGTAAACGATGATATGATAGTCTTGGGTGGAAATATGAGATTAAAGGCTTGTATTCACGCTGGATTAAAAGAAGTACCAATTATTAAAGTTACTAATTTGACAGAGCAAGAACAGAAGCAGTTTATTATAAAAGATAATGTAAGCGGTGGCGAATGGGATTGGAATATGTTAGCTAATGAATGGGATGTTACAGAATTAGAAGATTGGGGTTTAAGTGTAGGAGGCTTTGATTTAAATAGTGATGATTTAGGCGAGGAATTTACTTTAGCTGATGGAGATAAAGCACCATTTCAGCAAATGACTTTCACTTTAGCTGATGAACAAGCAGAGCAAATAAAAAATGCAATAGAAGATATAAAGAAAACCGAAGAATATAAATATGCAGAAACTTTAGGTAACGAAAATACTAATGGTAATGCTTTATATTTAATAATTATGCAATGGGCAGAGCAAAAGAAATAATTGTTAAAGTTATTCCAAGTAAGATTGCTAACGAATTTGTTAAGTTAAATCATTATTCAGGTAAAGTAGTTCCTAATAGTATATTGCACTTTGGTTGCTTTTTAGATAATAAATTGCACGGTGTTTTAAGTTACGGAAGTCCAATGGTAAAAGCCAAAGTTATTCATTATGTAGAAGATACTAAATGGAATGAGGTAATAGAACTTAATAGAATGGCTTTTAGTGATTATTTGCCGAAATATAGTGAAAGCAGATGTATTGCAATTAGTATAAAATTGATTAAAAAGAACGCTCCACACATAAAATGGATTTTAAGTTTTAGTGATGCAAATTTATGTGGAGATGGAACTATTTATAGAGCAAGTGGTTTTAAATTAATTGGAGTTAGTAAAAATACTTCTACTTATAAAATGCCTAATGGGGAGGTTGTATGTAGTTTAACAAGTTCAGCACACAGAACAAAAGAAAGTAACGGTAAAAGCGGTACAAGTTGGATTAAAGACAATGGAGGTGTTAAATTAGAAGGGTATCAAATTAGGTACATTTATTTAATAGATAAAAACTCAAAAATAACAGTTCCTATTCTACCTTTTAGCAAAATAGATGAAATGGGTGCTGGGATGTATAAAGGAGAAAAAGTATCTTTGCAAGAAAGACAAGCGATAAAAGTGTAATGGTTGCACAGTTGGCTTCCAACTAACAGGAGGGGTTCGATTCCACCTTATCGCTCAAATAAAACATTATGGCATATAAAACAGAGGAATTAGAGAAGAAGTCTTTAGAGGCTATTGATAAGCACAAATTGTTCTTTATTGAGGATGTGGTGGCGTTTTTACCTTGCACAAAGCCTACTTTTTATGAACATAAACTTAACGAATCTAACGCTATAAAAGAAGCACTTGAAAAAAACAAAGTAGAGATTAAAACATCAATGCGTTCAAAGTGGTATAAAAGCGAAAACCCTACTTTACAAATGGGATTATATAAGTTAATCGGCACACTAGAGGAAGCTGAAAGATTAGGTACTACTTTAAAACATACAGGCGGTATGGATTTAGGTATTACTTTTAATGAAACTAAAACCTATGATACTAACGAAGAAGCAGACTAAAGCACTCGATAGATTAGAAGACAACAAAACAAGCGAGGTTATATTTGGAGGTGGTGTAGCAGGAGGTAAATCAGCACTTGGTGTTTATTGGATAATTAAATGCTGCTTAAAATATCCAGGTTCAAGAGCATTAATGGGCAGAGCAGTCCTTAAGACTTTAAAAGATACTACACTAAATTCGTTCTACGATGTATGTAAACTGCAAGGAATAAAAGCAGGGCAACATTATGTTTATAACGCTCAATCTAATATAATTACATTCTCAAATGGTTCGGCTATTTACCTAAAAGACTTGTTTCAATATCCTTCAGATGTAAATTTTGACGAACTTGGGTCACTTGAAATTTCTTTTGCATTTATTGACGAATGCAATCAAATAACGGAGAAAGCCTGGAACATAGTTAAGTCAAGAATAAGATATAAGCTAACGGAATTTAAAATAATACCAAAGATGCTCGGCACTTGTAATCCTGCAAAAGGATATGTTTATAATAACTTTTACAAGCCTACAAAGGATGGAACGATAAGCGAAAGCAAAGCCTTTATTCAATCTTTAATACAAGATAATCCTTATATTTCGGAGCATTATATTCAATCCTTGCAATCTTTAGATAAGTTTAGTAAGGAGCGTTTATTATTTGGTAATTGGGAATACGATGACAATGACAATGCTTTAATACAGTACGATAAGATAATTGACTTATTTACTAATGAGCATATTCCAAATGGTAAAGGATATATTTCTGCGGATATAGCAAGATTCGGTAAAGATAAAACTTTGATAATGGTTTGGTCAGGCTTTAGAGTTATCGAGATACATAAGTTGTCTCAAAAGGCAACCAACGAAGTAGCAGCATTCATTAAGCATTTGGCTAAAAAGCATTCTATTCCTTATTCTCAAATTATCTGCGATGAAGATGGGGTGGGCTCGGGTGTGGTCGACTATGGCTTTAAAGGATTCGTTAACAATAGTAAAGCCTTAACAGGTAATTACATAAACTTGAAATCGGAATGCTACTACAAGTTAGCAGAGTTAATCAATGAAGCTGGAGTGTGGGTAATAACCGAAGATGTAACTATCAAAAAGGAATTGACCGAAGAACTTGAATGGGTACAAAGGCATAACGCTGATAAGGATGGTAAACTTGCGGTGCTACCAAAAGACAAAGTTAAAGAACATTTAGGTCGAAGTCCCGATATAAGTGATGCCTTAATGATGCGGATGTGGTTTGAACTCAAGAAGTTTGACTTCGTAGTTATGTAAATTTATCGTAAATTTGTAAAAATAATTGCTTATGAACTTCTTTCAACGAATTAAAGCTGCTATACTACCTTCTCAAGGTTCAGATGCGGGCAACAAATACAATCAATCTTTATTCTCTTATTTCAATGGAATATTCTTTAACATACCTAACAACCCGAGAGCGTATGTAAGGAATGGCTATCAAGGCAACCCTGATGTATTTGCAATTATAAATATGATTGCTAAAAAGGCTGCTTCAGTTCCTTTCTATGTTTATGAAGTAGACAACAAAAAGAGTTTTAATAGAATAAAAAATAATAAGTTTAATTTACTTAAAAAGGGATTAACCGAAGTAGAAGGAACGGATTTAAATAAGCTTATTGCAAGACCAAACGAAATGCAAAGCCAGCAAGAGTTTATCGAATCAATGGTATCATTCTTAGAGATTACCGGTAATGCTTACGCTTATAAATTTATGCCCGAAGTAGGAAGAAATAAAGGAGTTCCTACTAAACTTTATCCTTTACCATCACAATTTACACAAATCATAGGCAGTGGAACTTTTGAGCCTATAAGTGCTTATAAGCTACAAATAGGAAACCAAGAAATTGAATTTAAAGTAAACGAAGTAAACCATATTAAGTTTTTTAATCCGGATTACAATGTAAGCGGAAATCAACTTTACGGAATGTCTCCTTTAATGGCTGCTTGGGAAACTGTTTCAAGTTCTAACGAAGGTACAAGAGCAAAAGCTAAAGCATTTATCAATGGTGGTGCAGCAGGTCTTTTATTTAGTGGGGATAAGGATGCAATGTTAGATGGCGAGCAGATTAGTAAGATTAACCAACAGATAGATTCAAAACTTACAGGTGCTGACAACTATAAGAGAATAGTAGCTACAAACGGTATTGTAGATTATAAGCAAATTGGAATGAGTCCAGCAGATTTAGAAATTATTAAATCAATAGGAGCGGATAGAGATACATTATGCAGAGTGTTTGGTGTTGACCCTATCTTAATGGCTACTGATTCGGCTTCTTACAATAACAAAGAGATGGCTTACAAAGGTTTGGTAACAAATACGGTTGTACCTATCTTAAATATGATTAAAGGGATGTTTAACGAGATTGCTTTATACTATTCATTAAGAGATGGTGTAGAATACTACATTGATTACGATGTTCAAGCATTCCCAGAGATGCAAAAAGATTTAGAAAAGATAGTTGCTCAAATGAAAGAATCTTGGTGGATTACTCCAAACGAGAAAAGAGATGCTATGAATTACGATAGATTAGATGAAGCGGATATGGATAGAGTTTTAGTCCCTTCAAATTTAGTCTACCTGGATGAATTAGGAATGTCGGATAAAGCCCTATAATGACACAAGAAGAATTTGACACTAACCTACAAAAGTATTTAGAGACTTACGGCTATCGTTTGTTCTCTAAAGCTTTAAAACAATCTATACAACCTATCATAGATGCTTTAAACGAATCGGAATCGGTTGCGTTTACTAACTCTATTGCTGGTATGTTATACACAGGAGTGCCTATTGCAGATGCAATGCAAACTTTCTATAATACTGCTTGGAATAAACAATCAAGAGGTTATGTTAAATGGCTAAAGGCTAACTTACCAGCGGAAGCAACAATAGGTGTAGGATTTGAGAATCCAATTATGGATGCAGCTTTAAAAGATTACTTTAACACCATAGGCGGACAACACATAAAAGATATTAACGATACAAGTTTAAGAAGAGTTCAATCAGCATTCCAAACTGCTTTAGAAAATAACGAAGGCTTTAGAGGCGCAGAAAAAAGATTAATTAAAGAAGTAGGAATGTCTAAGACAAGAGCAAGATTAATTGCAAGGACTGAATCTTTAATGGTAACTAATGCTGCTAAATATACTCAAAGTGAGATATTACCTATTGAAATGGAGAAGACCTGGTTACACGATCATCCAAAGATGCCAAGAGACTGGCACATAGCTTTAAATGGAAAAACTATTGATTTAGATAAGAAGTTTAATGCCGATGGTGCAATGATGAGACATCCAGGTGATCCGGCAGGTGGTTTAACAAATAATGCTAATTGCAAATGTACGATGCTTACTAAAGCTAAGTTAGATAAGGAAAATAATATCATTTATAAATAATTGCTAAAAAAGTTAGTATCTTTGTATACATAGTTTGGTGTTTTGGTTTTAGGGTGGGTGGTAAAACATCCACTCTTTTTTAAACACTCTAAAAATAATCGCTTATGAAAAATATAAGTTTTAAGAATTACAACGCTACTATTAAGGACTTAGATGTCGCAACTGGAATCGTTACAGGTTACTTTTCTCAATTTAACTCTATTGATTTAGATGGAGATGTTATAATGCCAGGTGCATTTACTAAGACTATCGCTGAAAGAGGACCAGATTCATCAAAGCCGGAGATTGCGTACCTGTGGCAACACGACACAACAAAGCCTTTGGGAAAACTTTTAGTATTAAGAGAAGATAACTTTGGTTTGTACTTTGAAGCTAAAATGAGCGACACTACTTGGGGAGAAGATGCTTTGAAACTTTATAGAGATGGTGTAATTACTCAACACTCTATTGGTTACCAAGTAATCAAATCGGTAGAAACACAAATGGATATGGAAGAAGAAGTTGAGCAAATCTACGAGGTAAAACTTTGGGAAGGTTCTGCGGTTACTTTTGGAGCAAATCCAAACACACCTTTTACTGGCTTTAAGTCAGCAGAAGAAAGAGAAGACCGAATTAAAACTTTAGTAAAAGCTATCAAAAATGGTAGTTATACTGATGAAACATTCGGGCTTATTGAATTTGAATTATTAAAACTTGTTTCACTTGCGAAAACTGAAGAGCCGGTTAAAACCACTACAACAGTACAAGAGCCGAAAGAGGACAATAAGATACAAGAAATAAAATTATTTAGAAACCTTTTAAATCTATAAAAAGATGGAAGAAATTAAAAATTTAGCAAATGACATCAACACAAAGTTTGATGCTAACGCTAACGCTTTATTAAGCGTAAAAAGTGAATTATCTACGATGGTAGAAAAAAGTATTGATTCAGTTAAAGCTGAAATCAAAGCAGTAAAAGATGAAATGGACAAACAAGCTGAAGAAGTATCTCGTAAGAGTGCTGCTAAAATTGCGTCTACTAAATCTATCGGTGAGCAAATCGCTGAAAACTTGGATTCTAATATGGCTATTGCTGAAAAAGAATTGAAGTCTTCAGGTGGTTCATTCACTATGAATTTAAAAGCGGTAGGTAATATGTTATTGTCTTCTAACTTAACAGGAGATTCAGTAGCTACGTACAACCCTAATCAAGCAATTTTACCTGCTCAAAAATTAAACTTTAGAGATTTAGTTTCTACTGTACAATCTGCGACTGGTACTTTTGTAACTTACAAAGAAAGTGGTTCAGAAGGTGCTATCACTGCACAAACTGAAGGTGCATCTAAAGGTCAAATCGATTACGACTTAACAGAAGTTAAGACTGTAAACGCTTATATCGCAGGTTTTGCAACTTTCTCAAAGCAAATGATGAGGTCTTTACCTTTTATCGAGCAAACTTTAACTCGTATGATGTTAAGAGATTTCTTTAAGGCTGAAAACGCTTCTTTTTTCGGTACTGTTTCAGGTGCTGCTACTGGTTCTACAAGTGTTGGTGGTTTAACAAATGATGTTGAAGAAATCATTCAATTAATCGGAAACCAAAAGACTGCTAACTTTAACGCTTCTTATGCGTTAGTTTCTCCTGCTCAAATGGCAAGATTAATTATCTCAACTTTTACTAATGGTTACTATGCAGGTGCAGGTGCGGTTATTCTTAACGGTGCAGGTGGTTTAACTATCTTTGGTACTCCAGTATTCGAGGCAGCTTGGGTAACTGATGACAAAGTATTAATCTTTGATAGAGACTATATCGAAAGAGTTGAAGTAGAAGGATTAAATGTTACTTTCTCTTACGAGAATGGTACTAACTTCGTTCAAAACTTGGTAACTGCTCGTATTGAGTGTTACGAAGCTATCAACTTAATGTTACCTACTGCAGCAATCTACGCTGATTTAGGCAACGCT